CACCACCACCTACTTTTTTAGACTTTTCAAGTTTTTCTTGATTGACAAAATCATCTAATTGCTTTTTAAAAGTCTCTAGATTTCTACTCAATTCATCTAAAGCATAACGCATAGTTTCATTATAAGAAATCATATTGCGGATAGCATTACTGAATGTAATCCACATTCTTCCAGCATTATTATTAATGTCCTTCAATAATGGTCTAAACATCATTGCTGCTGATGTGCGAATGACTTCCTCACCAGGGGCGAGCATTGTTCGGACACTATCAACCAATCCAGATCCTGCTCCACCAACTGTTCCACCTTCAGAGAACTTTTGAGTTATATTTTGATATTGTTTTACTATACTTGTTTTAAAGTTATATGAAGGTAAATTGGGAATAGTTCCACCTTTTGATTTTTTTACTGGCGGTTGTTCTACTTGTTGTTGAACAAGACCTCCTAACATAGGCATCAAAGGTGTACTTGTGACTTGATCACGAACAGCTTGTTCTTGTTCTGCTTGAGTTAATGGTCTACCTTTTTCTTTTTCTTTTTGTTTTAATAGATTTTGGTAATATCTTTGCGTTTCACCCGCAAATTTTTGTATAGAAGCTATGGTAATAACTGTTCCAACAGCGGCAAGAAATGCAGGACTCATTAAAACTGCTGATACTAATTGAATAGTAGTTAACAAACTAGCAATAGTAGAAATTAACTTAATTCCAATTAAGACTCCAAAAATTTCTTTCCAATATTTCCCTACAAAACCAAGAGTCTCTGATAGTTTCTTTTGATTATTTTTATCAGACAACCAATTAAAAGCATTATTAACAACCAATCCAGTTACAATTATACCAAAAAAATCTAATAACTTCTGAAATATGCTTTTAGCGGGGGCAGTTACTTTATCAAAAAATTTACTAACTCCACTACCAAACTTATTCAAAGATTCAATAGATTGTTCTTTTCTAGTTATTTTTTCTTTCTCTGCTCTTCTTTTTTTACCGCGAATTATATCTTTCCTCTCTACAATTCTTGAAGCAAAATCTAATGCCAATTGCTTTTGAATTTCTACAAGAATTTTATTTGTTTCTACAAGAGTTTCATATACCTTATTTCCAGAAATTGTCTCTGATTCTGATGAAGTTTCAACTTGAGAAGTTAGTGTAGGAGTCTGAATTCTTGGTTTTATAAAACTAAAAGATGATTTTCTCAATCTTGGAGCAGCAACAGATTGAGCACCACGAATTATGGGAGAAGAAATATTTCTTCTACTAATCTTTGGTAGTGATGGTGCCTTATAAATCGGACTATCAAATTCCACTCTGTTGTGCCTTTAAGTTTTCTTCTTCTATGTGACTTTGAAGTAGGCTGACATAAACTTCACGTTCCCAAGGCATCATATTCTCAAGTTCAGTCAATGAATATTTATGATGCTGCATCAAGGCAAAGTTTGTTTGATAGTATGACTCAAGACTTGTATGAGCCATACTCAAGTGAAAAAACTCGCAAGACCCTCCAGGACAATATCACTTTCAATTTTTGTATTTGGATTCTTAACTTTGATTGTATGGGAAAGTTTAGGCATCGTCACAAAAAAGTTTTCAATTTCTTTGAATTGTTTTGTGTTCATTTGCTCCACGAACTCTTCAAGTTCTTTTTTAGTACAGTCAGCAGCACTCCAAGATTCTTCTTCATCATAAACCATATCAATACAAGATGTAATCATTGAAAGTGACTTGTTTACATCAGAGTCAGTCTCATTAACTTCAAAGTTATTTTCAACAAATTGTTCTAGTGATGGATACTTTAATTTCATTGAAAGTCTATCATCAATTTTCACAATATTTGAATGATTTGGATCCTTCTGTACTTTAATATCATCAATGTTAATTTCCATTTGAACTTGAGTCTCACCATCATCTGGGCAAGTCACATTGACCTCAACAGTTTCACCAACAGATTTGGCACGGACGTTCAGGAACAAATATTCAATATCAAATGTTGAAAGTTCAGAAACTTTTACTGTTTTTGTGGCAATACAATCAGAAAGAATCTGAACAATCGCATTTGAAATCTGTTTCGTATCTTCAGATTCCAATGCCATAATAAGAATCTTTTCTTCTCTCACTAGAAATGGTCTGTATCTAATTTTCTTTCCAGTAGAGGGCAATTCCAACTCATACGTTGGTGTAGAGATCTTTGGTAAAGGCATAATGACCTATAGAAATTCAGTTGTGATTATTTATTAGCGTATTAAACGTCCAGTTGTTGAGTCTCTTCTTACACCTTGACGAATTTCTGTCGGTGTTAGTTCTCTATTTGATGGTGCTGTCGTTGGTTGTGGAGGAGTCGGAGGAACTGGTTTTTCCGTAGTTTGTTGAGTTCCTTGATTTTCTTTTGATGGAGAATTTGATACTTCTTTTCCATAAACATAACGATCATAATTCATTGTAACTGTAATCTTTAATAAATCAGTTGGACCATAAGATACAGGAATGCTTGTTACGGACTTTGGAAAAGCATTAATAAATTGATAATTGATGCTTTGCTGTCCACCTATAAAATAATCTCTTTCAAACTTTTTAATATAAACTTCAGAGTTTTTATAATATTTTGGGTAATTAAATCTTCTAAAAGCATTTGGGGCTGGATTAGTAGAAGCAGGAAAAGACCCACCTCCAGAAACAAAATTCATCCAAAACTCAAAAAACTTTAATACTTGATAATCGTGATCAATATAAAAAGTAAAATCAATATCTGTGTAGATTCTAGTATGAGCAAACTCTTGAGTTATACCCATAAAATTATCTTTGACTTCTGCTGTCGCATAGGTTGATGATGGAAGAGAAGCATCGCTACACATCAATCCTAAAGTAGTTCCAAAAGAACCAAAATCAATTTGTTCCGCACGTGAAAGTTTTGTTGTAAAATCACCTTGCCAACCAGGTCCAATAAAAACCTGATATAGGTTAGTTGTTGCCATATCACCAAAATAGGTTTTGGCATTACGCATTCCAATATTAGTTATTGCTGGAACTGGCATCTAAATACCTTGTGCGATCCTTACATTATAGAGTATTTAGATGTCATATAAAGGAAAATATAAACCCTCAAATCCAGAAAAATATCGTGGAGATGTTACTAATATAATATACAGATCTTTATGGGAAAGAAAATTTCTCCATTACTGTGACACAAATGATAATGTTTTGGAGTATTCTAGTGAAGAAATGTTTGTTTGGTATCGTTCTCCAGTAGACGGAAAACCTCATCGTTATTTTCCCGACTTTTTAATTAAAGTCAAAGAAAGTAGTGGAGCGATTAAAAAGTATATGATTGAAATTAAACCAAAAAGGCAAACAACTCCTCCTCCCAAACAACAAAGACAGACTAAAAAGTATCTCTATGAGGCATACGAATATGCCAAGAATCAGGCAAAGTGGGAAGCAGCAAAAGAATGGTGTGCTGATCGTGGATATGAATTCAAAGTTCTTACAGAAAACGAATTAGGTATTTAAGATGCCTAGAAAGACGCTCAAGCAAAGACAAGAAAGTAATCCAACCGATGATAATGACAATCGGGTTCGTTCGGTCATTGATGGTGTGATTGGTAATGAAGATCCCGATGATTTGATGCTTGAGATTTTAAATGTTTTACAAGAAAGTGGACGAGTTCCAAGAGCAGGTAAATATTATACTTTTGTCTACCGACCAAAGACACCATATATAACTTACGATCAAAATCCCCTAGTTGCGGTCACTGAAGTTTTCCGATGGGGATTTAAAGGTATCAACTTCCACTGGGGAGAATTGAGACAATATACTTATGATGAAGTTGCTGGGCAATTATATGAGGTTTATTCTGATGAACTTGCCGACTTAAGAGAGATCCCTTTTGCCAATATCCGTCTAAATAGTTAAAAAATAGCCAAGATGGCGACAGCAGTTCCCCCACAAGTATTGAGATATCCTTTAGAAGCAATAACAGAAGAGACGGACTATCTTCAAGTTCGCCTAATTAACAAAAATTTTGCTGGACAGACATTGATAAGATCTAGAGGATTTGCCAATCCATACCGTTCTGACAATCCATCAAATGATTTGTTAGTATCATCCAGACAACAATTTCCAGCAGAAACAAGATCTTTCATACAGTCAGTTCTTGGTGTCATTCTATTACCAATGCCATCAAATATAACTGATGCTAATAGTGTAAATTATTCGGAAGATACTTTAGACGCTATTACAGCAGGAGTAGGTCAAGGCGCTTTAAAAATAATGAATACGGATCTTCCAAATGATGCTGGTGGTGGAGTAACAAAATTTTTAGAACAATTGGGAAAAAATTCATTAGATTCATTTAAAGGTTATTTAAATACTTCTGGTTTAAAAGATATCTATCTAAAAAAATTAGCGGCAGAAGCAGCAGGTATTGCTGGGGTTGGAAATGTAACTCTTAATCAAATTTTAGCAAGAGGTGAAGGACAAATTTTAAATCCCAATATGGAACTTTTGTTTAATGGTCCCACAAT